TGTGTTGCGGGCAGGGCCAGCGTTGGCGTGTGTTGCGGGCAGGGCCAGCGTTGGCGTGTGTTGCGGGCAGGGCCAGCGTTGGCGTGTGTTGCGGGCAGGGCCAGCGTTGGCGTGTGTTGCGGGCAGGGCCAGCGTTGGCGTGTGTTGCGGGCAGGTGCACGCTGATGCCGGCGCGTCAGCATCGGATGGCACCCGCGTTTCCAGCCACGTCTGCCCGAACTCGATCGCATCGTTATAGGCATCGATTGCCTCTGCTTCGTCCTGGGCCGGGTAGATGCCGCCGCCAACCTCTGCGCCGTCTTCGAGCAGTCGCAGCTTCCAACCGCCACCAAGGACGGCCGGCCGCGAGTCAACCACGAACGTGAACTTCGAATCCATCGCTTCCATCACGCAGCCTCCGGTTGTTTGAGCAGCGCCGGCAGCGGCGGCAGCGTGCTTTCGTTGAAGGTGCCCATGTCGAGATCGCGCACCAAATAGTCGAACAACGCCTGGATACCGCCATTCTTGATCTCATCCTGGACGGCATCGTGGAAGCTGCGCTGCCACACCGGCGGTGTCTCGATGACCGCAAAGCGCCGGTTGCCAACGTCTTCCGGCAGGAACTCACTCGAGCCAGACAGGAAGACGAAATTCAGGTGCGCCGGGCGCACCTGCGGTGCGGTCCCGCGCCGCTCGACGATGAATGTTTCGGCCGTCACAAGGGCGCGCAGGCGTGCGATATGCCGCGGTGCGAACGTGCCATGAACGACGATCAGCGCCCGCGTTGCGATTGCCCAGCGGGTGAACTTGTCGTGCAGCTGGTCGGCGGTGATCACGCCCGAGCGCCCGGCAAACAGCTCGGTAAGCACGTCCTTGAATAGCACGCTCTTGCCGAAGTGCTGCCCGTTGATCACCAGCCCTGTGCGCATCTTCGCGCCCGGGTTACGGAGCTGGAAGGCGATCCAGCGCAGGATCCACGTCCGCATGCGTTCGTCCATGTCGCACACGTGCAGCAGCAGGGTCAAGATGTTGTTGCAGCCGACCGGACGGCGGGCGCCGAGACCGCCGAAGCCCGATGCCCTGTAGATGATCGTGGCGACACCGCGGATAAACGTTGTGATGCGGAGAAGGTTCTTCATGCTGGCTCCTGCGTCCTGGTGGGTTTCTTCGAGCTCCTCTTGGCCTTCGCGGCCGCTGCCGCCGGTGCCGGTTCGGGTGTTCCCTCGCCTGCGGCCGACGGTTCTTCCTGTGGCGCCAGCGCTTCGTCGGTCGGCATCACTTGCTCGGGCTGCTGTGCTGCAGGATGCTGATCCTCGGCTTTCTCTTCAGGCACTTGGAAACCACCCGGGCCGTACACAAACCCCAGGCTGTTGGCTGCGTCCTCGAACGCGCAGAGCAGATCCGGGCGGTCTGCAATGACGACGTCCTTAAGCTCGTTGATTCGCTGCGGGGCAGACTTGATGAACGTGACAAGGTTGGCCGCTTGCAGGTTTGCGGCGTCGATCGGCATCGGGAAGTGTTCCTCGCGCAAGCGGTTGTAATCGATGCCCTCATGCGCCGCAATGTCGATCACCGTGCCGAAGTCATCTTCGTCGGCATTCCCGTTCTTAATGTCCCAAGTTGTGACGCCGAGCGTGTAGCCCAGCACGGCATCGATCAGCAGCAGCTGCACTTCCGGCATGCTGGCCTGGTCGATGTGCGCCGCCGTCTCGATCCGGTTGTTGACATTGAAGCTGTAGAGGTGGGCCAGCTCGAAGGGGAGGCCGAGATCGCCCTCGAGCGCCAGCTTGGTGATCTCCCGCAGGGATTGCAGGGTCAAACCGTTGGCGGCCATGTGTTCGCGGATGCGGGTGTACACGGCCACTCGGAAGGCGGTCAGGTCGGCGGCTTTCTTTTCAAGCTCCGCCTCTTTGCGCTGCGCCTCTGCGTGCTTCTCGTCAGCAGCACTCGCTTTCGCAGGATCGGTCTCAGCCTGGCGCATCCGCTCGGCATGCGCCTCTTCGGTTTCGCATGCGCCGACGGCCTCAAGCGCGCGTTGCACGTCAACGCGCTTGTATAGCGCGACCATTTCGCCGCTCGAGCACTTGATGTAGGCGACCACTGCCGGCATGGTCTGGTCGTCGAGGTAGTCCTCTGCCTCGCCGTTGTTTCGCGTGCCCGGGGCATTGCGTTTGAAGTGCCAAAGACTGGAATCGGCGCGCACCAATTCGCCGTTGCGCCAACCGGCGCTGTCGCTCAGGATCTCTTGCCCTTCCGACCCCTCATGGACCGGAATTCCTTTCTTGTTGGCCTGAACGGTAACTGCCGCGTAGTGGGCGGCCTTCTTCTCGGCGTAGCAGTCCGGATCCGTGCAGACGTCTGCATCGACACCCTGGAACACCTCAGGTTGATTCCCCGCCCGTTTGGGGCAAGACGCGCAGGCGCCCGCGCTCTTGAGCAATTTCGCGTCCTCGATCTTGAAGACGGCGTGCCGCAGGTCCAGCATGTAACGTTGCTGAATATGGGTGGCGGCCGCACGATACGAGAGCGGCTCGCCATAGGAAGGTCTTAGCACTTCGTTGAGTGCCTGAACCTGCAGCTTCGGCGCCGGGATGCGAGCGATTAGCAGGGCGATCGACGCCGAGATCTCGTTATTGAGAAACGGTTCGCGTGCCTCGGGAGCGAGCGCGCACAGCTTGAGGCGCCCGTACACGTAGGCCTTACTCTTCTTGACCTCGTCGGCCAATTGGTCGGCAGAGAAGCCGTGCTGCAGCATGAGCAGCTGGTAGCCCTCGGCCTCCTCCATCGGATGCGGATCCTCGCGCTGCAGGTTTTCCAGGATGCGCAGCTTGGCCGCATCGAGATTACTGAGATTGCGGCACAGCGCGGGAATCGTTTCCTTGCCGGCGATCTTGGATGCGCGATAGCGGCGCTCGCCGGCAACGATTTCGAACTCCTCCGGCGCATCCGGCGTCGGGTCGACTGGGCGGATCAGGATCGGTTGAGCGACACCGACCGACGTGATACTGGCGGCCAGCTCCTGCAGCGCCTGTTCGTTGAAACGCTTGCGGTTGTCCGGCGAGATCCTGATCTTGGCAAGTTCGTACTGGCCGTAGATACCGCCGTCCTGCGCGAGCTGCTCTGCAACCGCTGCGGCGGACACAGCTGGGGTTTTCTTGGTCATCGGTTCTCCTGATAGTTGTGTTGGGACTGCGGTGGCGCCGCTTACGGCGTATTCGGGGTGTAGAAGCCCATGTCAAAGCTCGGGCCAGTGGGAAGGCGTACGTGTGCCAGCCATTTGGTCGAGCCCTTTATTGGCTGATGGTGTGCGCGTGCCGGCGCCGAGATCTCGTAGCCGCGAGCGCGCATCAAGTCGAGCACGCGCAGCATGTCGATCCGCTTGCCGTCGCTGGAAACCTCTGCCGGCGTGCAGACGTGTGCACTGCAGAACTGCGCCAGCTGGGCCCGGTCGCGTGAGTCCTCGAGCGCCTGGTGCAGGTGGCCAGTGCCGGGCGGCGTGGTGCGGGCGCGGGCAGTGGGATTGCGGGTCGCGGTGGCTGTGCTCATCCGAGTCTCACGGAGATCCCGCAGGGCTGCGAACTGAAGCGGTCTGCGGCCTCAATGAACGCGTCTATGCTTGAGGCCGATTGGAGCGTGAAGGTGAGTTGCCCGCTCTCGGTGCGGACTGTGACCGTAAAGTTGTTCATAAATCCACCCGAAGCCGTGTTGATGGGAGTGAATATTACTAAACGGTAATTTGGGTGTCAACACCAAATGGTAATGCGTGGAAATAAATTTACGGATGGGCGAAAAAAAACCCCGGTTACGGGGTTGGGAAGAGTTGTAACTTGGACGACGGGTGGGGGCTAGAGAGGCCCTGGGGAGGTCACTTGACTGCGAACTGGACGTGTTTCATGTCTTTAAGCGGGACTCGGCAGTGTTTGTTCCAGAGCTTGGCGTCTTGGGACATATGGCCTCCCTCTGCGTACACCGTGAACTCACGGTTCATCCCGCCGAAACCGTTGCGCGCTCGATATTCCAGGCATACAACGCTTGCGTCATCGTTCGCTCGGATACTTTCCCACGTCAAGGATGCGGGGTCGCGCAGTGCAGCTTTAGCAAAAAGCGCCACCCTTACGGTCTGTTGGAAAGCCGCATCATCTTTCGCTGCCGCCACCTTTTCAGCGGCGATCTCTTGGGACGTTTTCGCGAGCAGAGTCGGGGTTGGGTCTGATGGGCGAGTTGCGGAATACCACCAAATGGCCAGGCCTCCGACCAGCAGGATTGTTCGGGTGCTTATGCCGCTGCTTGGCTTTGCGCCGCACTGTGGGCAGGCTGTCGCTTTCGTGCTGATTTCCCGGGCGCAGTCCCTACACTTGATCAATCCCATGTTTAGCCCGTGAGGGAACTACGCACGGTCGCTCTCGCGGCGCACGAGCTTACCAACGATTATGCATGACGACCCTCGGCAAATTTTCCGATGGTATTTCCGCTGGTCGGGGTTATCGGACGCGAGCCACCAAGACCCCGCGTCACGTACTAGCCGTTTCACGACTGCCTCGCCCTCGTAGTTGACCGCGAATACTTCGCCGTCGACCGGGCGCGTGTCGGCTGTATTGATGACGACGACGTCATCTTCGTACAGAGTGGTTTCCATACTCTCGCCGCGGATCTTGATGGCTACTAGCCGGCGCGGGTCATACCCTTTGCGCTCGATCCACTGGCGGGGAACTGTCAGCGCTGACCCGTCGAAATTCTCCGGTTCGGTTTCAAATCCTGTTATGCCCGCTGACAGCCGCAGCATTACCTTTGGAATTTCCACATATCGTTGATCGCTTGTATCGGCGACAGCGACGGACTGGAAGCCTTTCGGCACATCAGGTTGCTCGTCCGATGTATCCAGCCATCCAGTTGGAAGGCCGCATTTTTCCTCGAGCTTACGAGCTTTCTTCTCCCCGAACGATTTCGATTTGAGCAGGCCAGACACCTCACTCTGGTTCTCACCGGTCTGTGACACAAACGACGCCTGAGAGTCGTCGTAGCGCTCTCGGATCAATTGCGCCAGTCGCGCCCGACGAATGTCTTGGATTGTCATTCGCGAATTGTCATCGGTAATTACTTTCAAGTAAATCACCAAACAGTGTTGACGCTGCCATTACCGTTTAGTAATATGGCCGCATGGAAAAATTACTCGACTACCTGAACAGCCTTTCAAAGCCTGAGCGGAGCACGTTCGCAGGTGCGTGTAACACGACTGAGGGCTACCTGCGCAAGGCAATCAGCATTAAGCAACGCTTGAGTGCTGAATTGTGCATGGCAATCGACTGCCATTCCGGCGCGAAGGTTTGCTGTGAGGACCTGCGGCCGGACTTGAACTGGGCGTACCTGCGCTCCATTCCTGCAGATCGCCAATCCTAGTTGTCGCCAAAGTTCCACAGCAGTGTAGTTGCAATAAAAAAATTACTAAACCACAACAAAAGGGGATGTTTGTGAATTTGAGGCAATGTTTTCTCTCGATGATCAAGGCGTACCCTGGCGGCTGGGACGCGATGGCAGCGGCACTCGGCATGACCCGAGACGCACTGGAGAACCGCATCTACGAACGCAAGGGGCAGGGCTTGCTGGGCGAGACCGAACGCCAGATGCAAAAATTTTCGGGCACCACCTGCCTCGCCGAAGCGATCGCGACCGACAGCGGCGGTGTGTTCGTCAAACTGCCGGACGACCTGAGCGACAGCAACGAAGAAATGTGGACGAAGGCGCAGCAGCTGCACGTCGAGCTCGGGCGCTACTTTGGCACCGTCAAGGAGACGACGGCGGACGGCGTCATCGACGAGCGCGAGCAAGCCCGTCTTGATAGCGACGAGGCGCGCGTCCACCGGGTGATGGCCGAGCTGCACGCGCTGGTGCGCCGCATCTACACCCCACAACCGCGGCGGGACGAAGCATGAGTACCCATGCCACTCGCAAGGGGCCGCGCTCCGACAGCCGCGCCTACTTTGCCCTGCAGCAGCTGCACGGCTACGGCGGCTGCATGGCCGCCAAGGAATGGACCGTCGCGGTCGCGTGGAAGGAAGCGCTGGGCATATTCGACCGGCAAGTCATCGCCCCGCTGCTGCTGCGCGGCTTGATCATCAAGCGCGGCGCTGACCTGGCCATTACTGGCCGTGGCAAGGCATTCATTGGCGCCGCGGACCCGGTTGCTGAGCTGGTCATCACGCCGGCCACCTACGTTCCGCCAATGCGCCCGCTGTCGGCCAAGTATCGTCCTGGCCTGCCCGTGATCCGCGAGGGGGCCTTCGACTATCGCGGCATTCCGTCCCTGCAGGCGGGTCAAAGAACGGCGTTCCAAACCAGCTTTCGGGTGAAAAACGGATGAGCGACGTTGGTCAAGTAGTAGCACAGATGGTCGCTTACGATATGCCCCAGCTGCCGCCGAATCACCCGATCCTCGACGGCAAATACAAGCGCTTTGGCCCTCAAAAGAAGGCGTGGTACATCCTCCGCGAAATGAAGCTGAAGTCGGGCCGCACGGTCGTTACTGGCGCGTTTGGTTTCTTCCAGGGCGAAAACCGCAACACGGTTCCGGTCACGGTGGACATGGAGGAAATGTCCGAAGAAGACCTGGCCGAGTACGCTCGCCAACAGCGCGCGACCGAGAAGGCCGAGCAGGAAAAGCGCGACACCGCGATCCGGCTGGCGGCTGGCCGGGCGCGCGATCAGTGGTCGAAGGGCTCGGACGACGCCGGTGGTCACCCGTACCTGGTGCGCAAGCAGGTGCCGGCCGAGGGCGTGCGCGTTAGCCCCGCTGGCCTGCTGCTGATCCCGCTGGTGCGCGATGGGCGCTTGATGGGCTTGCAGAAGATCGACCCCGAGGGCGGGAAGAAGCTGAACCAGGACATGGACGCGATCGGCGTCATGCACGTCCTGGGCACGCCGGCCGGGGCGCCGATCATTGCGGTGGGCGAGGGCTACGCGACGTGCGCCAGTGCGCGGTTCAGTGTCGCCCCTGGCTACGATTTGCCGGCCGCAGTTGCGCTCAACGCGGGCAACATCATGAACGTGGCCAAGTCGCTGCGGCGCGATCACCCCGAGGCACATCTGCTTTTTCTCTCGGACGACGATTACCTGTTGACGCAACGATTCACCGAGCGCTTGCGCGAGGAATTCAAGGTCTCCGCCTCGGTGCCGATCGACGGCGTCACCCATCGCGTTGTCGCTGACGATGATGAAGCGGTCGAGGTAACCGCGTGGTGGCGCGTGGACCCGCAGGGAATCGAGTACATCGAGGCCGACATGCGCCGGGGCCGCCTGGTGCGCCAGTACACGTACAAGAACGCCGGCGTGGCCAGCTGCCACGCTGCGGCAAAGGCCGTGGGCAACGCGTCCGTTGTAAAGCCGCTGTTCGCCGACCGCGCCGGGCGCAAGCTGACCGACTTCAACGACCTCCATGTCGAGGAGGGGCTCGAGAAAGTGGCGGCGCAGATCGGGTTTGCCATCCTCGCTGCGGAGCAGCGCAAAACCGGTTCTCCCGCACCCTCTCCAGCGGAGGCGGGGCCAGAGCCGCAGGCAGCTGCCCCCGGCCCCAAGCCAACAGCGGAATCCCCCCCGCCCCCTGGTGCGGAGCAGCCGCGCGCGAGCGCGACAGACGAGCTGCCGGTGGAACTCGCCAAGCAGTTCGACGCGCAGTCGAACGTCGGCGCATACGAAGGTGCAGGCTCGATGGCGAAGTCGGAAACGACCGGCGTCCGCTCCGCGCCGGGGGAGGGGGGCGCGCCGGACGAGTCGCGCAAGAAGGAAAAGCCGAAAAAGGAATACGGGCAGGCGCACTGGGACGCCGTCGGAGACACGCTCGACAACTTTGTCCTGATCTACGGCGAAGACCTGGTGTGGGACCGCCGGCAGCGCATGCTGATGAAGATATCGGCCATGCGCATGATCGTGGCGAACAACGACGTGATGAAGTTCTGGTCCGGTGATTCGCGAAAGTGGGTGCTCAAGAAGAACATCGTGTTCGACCCGACGGAGACGCCCAGCCCGGCCGAGAGCGGCCCGACCGCGACGGTCAACCTGTTCAGCGGCTGGAAGATGAAGCCCAAGAAGGGCAACTGCATGCAGATCCGCGTGCTGCTGTACCACCTGTGCGATGGCAACGCCGACCTTGAGACGTGGATCCTGCGCTGGCTCGCCTACCCGCTGCGCAACCCGGGCGCGAAGATGGAGACCTCGATCATCATGCACGGCGACGAGGGATCGGGCAAAAACTTCTTCTTCGAGAAGGTGGTCAAGGCCATCTACGGCGAGTACGGCTACGTGATCGGCAATGCCCAGCTGGAGTCGAACTTCAACGACTGGGCATCCATGAAGCTGTTCATGGTGGCCGACGAGGTGGTCACGCGGGCCGAGCTCAAGCAGATGAAGGGCAAGCTCAAGTACCTGGTATCGGGCGACACGGTCATCGTCAACCCGAAGGGCCTGCCCGAGCACAGCGAAGCGAACCAGATGAACTTCGTGTTCCTGTCCAACGAACTGCAACCGCTCGCCCTGGACAAGACGGACCGGCGCTACCTGGTGGTGTGGACGCCGCCGGCACTGACCCGCGAGTTCTACATCGGCGTGGCTGACGAGATCAAGGCTGGCGGCATCGAGGCCTTCTATCACTTCCTCATGCACGAACTGGACATGGGCGACTTCAACGAGCACACCAAGCCCCTGTACAACGAGGCGAAGGACAACCTCATTGAAAAGAGCCTGGCGCCGGCTGAGCGCTTCTACCGCGATTGGTCGAAGGGCCTGCTGCCGCTGCCGTTCATCACCTGCGGCGTGCAGCAGCTGTACGACGCCTTCCAAGTGTGGTGCAACCGATCGGGCGAATCGAAGTACACCTCGCTGACCTTGTTCAGCCCAACCGTCGAGCGATATGCCGGCGCGACGCTGCACAAGAAACCCATCCTGTACGAGTACGGGGAAAAGGTGAAGCAGCGGCTCGTGTTCCTGGTGGGCGAGCACCCGCCCGGCAAGAGCCTGCGCGAGTGGGCCGAAGCCGCCAGCTCGGTGTTCGAGACCGAGTTGCGGGCATACCGGCATCGCGGGGGCGCGGGTATGGAGGGTTAACCGTCCACATGTGGGCAAGTGTCAACAAGCGTAAGTATCTGAACATAAAGGGAATGTTGACGGTGTTGAGGGTGTTGGTGGTTTTTTGAGGCTCCACGCGCACGCGGAAGCGCAAAGCAAAGGCAGCCAAGAGAAGGGAGCGGAGAAATCAATTCGGTTCGATTTCAATTTAACCCTCAATAGTCTCAATACTGTCAATAAAGATAATGAAAACAAAAGGTTAGATGTGTTGAGGGTATGTTGGGGGTGTTGAGGGTTTGCACAAGAGAAACAATTCTAGGCAAAGCGGGGAGGGGCGGTGGCGAAAGGAAGCATGCGGGAGCAGATGCCGATCACGGCTGCATGGATCGACGAGCTGCGGAAGGTATTTGGTCAGGTGTCGATCGATGGGCAGATCAGGAAGGCGATGCGCGGCGAGCCGACGTTCTGCGCCAGCGAGAACGGGCAGGTGGTCGGCACACCCAGCCCCGAGCGGACCCGGATCCAGTGGGACGCGCGCGGCATCCCGTTCGTGGCAAACGGACCAGGTGCAGGCGGGCAGGAAGAGCGATAACAAATTTGCCGCCAAAGAGCGGCGGGAACTCTGAAAGGGACGAGATGATGGGAGTAGTGCAGCAGGTGGTAGAACCGATCTTTCAAGACGCCGGCCAGGCGGTGCACGTGGCGTTCCTGGTGATGGCGCAGCCGGCCCGGCAAGACGCGCCGTTCCGGAAGGCGCTGATGCGCTCGATGGAGTCGATCAAGCTGAGCACGGAGCAGCGCCACTGGCTCGACCAGCTGCGCGGCGAGCCTTCGGGCCGGGTCAACTTCGAAGGCCTGGACATGAACGATGTGCGCGCCCAGTGCGCGTTGATCACGCAGGCTGTGGCTACCCGGTTGCCCGGGCCGGAGCGCTGGGTTCTGCTGGCCAAGTACGGCCAGACCGACTTCGAGGACATCGTTGATGACGAGCCGGGATCGAGCCAGGTAGTCGCGGCGCTGGACCGTATGCGCAAGCAGGTCGAGGCTCTGACGACGAAGATGCAGCAGGCGCGCGGCGCGCTGGATGTGACGCGGGATCACTACCTGGCGGCCAAGCAGCGGATCACCGGGCCCGGCCTGGAGGAATCGGTGCAGCAGCAGTACCACGCGGCGCGCGATGCCGTGCGCGACGTTGGCGGCGAGCTGGCGAGGGCGGAAGCGAAGGCGCGCGAGGCGCAGATTGCGATTGACCGGCTGTCCTCCTCGGCATTGATGGAGAACGGCCCGCGCGCTGGCGGGAAGGACGGCGAGCCACGGCGGCGCTTTGCTTTCTCAGCCGAGCGCATCGAGGCCATCGACGGCCTCGCTCAGTGGTTTGCCCCGATGTTCCCGCGTCTGAAGCTGTTCGCCATCTGCTGCATGCTCGGGCGTATGTTCGCGAACCATAAGAAGATCGACATCAGCGCACGCGATCTGGAGGCGCAGTTCGGCGGCAGCTACAAGACTTACCTGCGTGCGGGGCACAAGATGAAGAATCACGTCCGCCAGCTGGAGGAAAAGGCGATTGAACGCTTGGCGCCGTACCTGGCCGAACAGGGCGTGGTGTGGCCTGTTCAAGAAACTTGTTGACGCATGTGTCCCAGCTAGGGTACATTTTCGCCATTCTCGAAGCAATTGCGTCCAAAGCATAGATCGCAGCTTCCACGACCCCGCCTGGTGCAGACCACGCGGGGTTTTTCGTTTGTCTCCTCGGGTTGCGATCGCAGCCCTTTGCCGGCGGCTTCCGGCCCCGGCGTTTTTATTCTCAACGACGAAAGGTGGTGATCCTGTCTCGACCCGCTTCAAAAGCGGTGGATACAACGATCTTCGTTCGTTTGCCCGGCATGCCCGGGTTTTTTTATTCGACGTGCCCATGGTAGTCCGACAACGCGCCCACCTCAAGCTTTTGCTGGACGGTGATTGGCCGCGAGTTGTGGCCCCACGCAGTGCACACGTCTGCACTTGGAGTAAGCATCATGCCTAGAGCCGCACCAAGGCCGTGCAGTCACCTGGGCTGCAGGGCGCTGGTATCGGATGGCTCCGGCCGTTGCAGCGCTCATCCCAGGGCTGCATGGGTCAAGGTCACGCCAGTCAAGCGGATCACCGGACGGCGGCTGCAGGCGATGCGCGCAAAGCTGTTCGCCCGCCAGCCCCTGTGCGTCATCTGCCGGGCCGAGGGTCGGGCAAAGACCGTGACCCAGCGCGACCACGTAATCCCGCTGGCGGAAGGTGGTCTTGATGACGAGACCAACGAACAGGCCCTCTGCGACGACTGCCACGAGGCGAAGAGCCTCGCCGAGGCCAAGCGGGGCCGCCGGCGCCGGCGGTGAGCCCCCCCCCACCGGCCGGGGCGGGTCGAAAGTCACGGCGGTGGGCGGTGGAAACCGTCTGTCTAGCCGAACTTTTATGGACAACGAAAACTACCCCCGGGGGGTTTAGCTACGAGCCAGATCCCGATATTCGCAAGGTCACAGCATGGACCCAAAAACACAATTCTCGACCGCGCTGCCTGCGGTAGGCGGATCGACCGTCAAGTCATCCGCCGCCGAGGTTGCGTCGCCCAGCCCGCCGCCGGTCATCGGCCTGACGGCCGAGGAGCTAGAAGTGTACGAGTACATCTGCGAATCCTTGCGCACGGCTGGCATCGAGCACCTCACTGCCGGCATGCCGCTGGCCGTGATCGTGCGGACGTTCATTGACTGGATCAAGGCGTCGAAGGAATGCGCCGAGAAGGGGCGATCGCAAACCTCGAAGACTGGATGGTCAACGCCGACGCCATGGGCCGACGATGAGAAGCGGCTCAAGATGGAGTTGGGACAATGGCTACCAAAAGCGTGTTTGACAATCCCGTCCCTGGCGCGGGTCCGAAAGGATACGGGGGAGAAGGGCGGGCAGGACGATCTGTTCAGCGACCTCGTAAGCCACGCCACCAACTTACCAGGAAGAGGGTCGCAGCATTAACGCCCGAGGTGCTGCACGAATGGGATGAGGCTTACGGCCTGCCAGTTCTGCGCGGCGAGATCCCCTCGTGCCGCTTCGTCTACCTTGCCGTGATGCGGCACTACGTTGACCTGGTGAAGGGCCCGGCGCGCGGCCTGGTGTTCGCGCCGGCATACAGCTGGCACATCATCGAGTACATCGAGAAGTTCTTCACCCACATCAAGGGGCCGCTGGCGGGCACGCCGATCCTGCTCGATCCTTGGCAGAAGTTCTGGACCGCCGTGCTGTACGGCTGGCGCCGCGCCGAAGACGGCGGCCGCAGGTTCAACCGAGGCTATGAAGAGGTGGCACGGAAGAACGGCAAGAGCACGTGGAAGGGACCGCAGGGCGCCTACCTGTTTTCGATGGACGGCGAGATCGGCGCCGAGGTGTACGCAGTCGCGACCACGCGCGCCCAGGCGATGACCGTCTTCAAGCCGGCGTTTGACAACATCAAGCGCTGGGTGCGGCGATCGCCGGGTGCGGCCCGGTCGTTCAAGGTACACAGCGGATTGAACCAGGAGCGTGTTGAGCTCGATACCTCCGTGTTCGCACCGCTGCCGGCCAACGCGGAGAACCTGGACGGCCTGAACCCGTCCGCGATCCTGTTCGATGAGCTGCACGCTCAACGGCACCGCGATGTGTGGGACGTGATGGAGACGGCGCTCGGCGCACGTAAGCAGCCGCTGCTGTCCGCGATCACGACCGCTGGTTTCATCCTCGATGGGATCTGCACCGAGGTTCGTTCGTACCTGATCTCCGTGTTGGAAGGGAAGCGCGTCGACGACGATATCTTCGGCTACATCTACACGCTCGATGAAGGCGACGACCCGTTCAGCGAGGCGGCCTGGTACAAGGCGAACCCCGGCCTCGGCAAGTCAAAGACGCTGGCCTACATGCGCGGCATGGCGCGCAAGGCTGCGGCGCTGCCGGGCGCGCGTGCCAACTTCCTGACCAAGGACTTGAACGTCTGGTGCAACAGCGCCGAGGGCTGGTTCGATCTGAGCGTATGGGACAAGGGCGGCAAGAAGTTTGACCCGGCAAAGCTGAAGGGCCGGCGCTGCTTCGGTGGGCTCGACCTGGCATCGACGCGTGACCTGACGGCCTACGCGCTGTTCTTTCCGCCGACAGGCGGCGACGAAAGCTGGCACGTGCTGATCTGGTTCTGGTGCCCGCAAGAGAAGATCGACTCGCAAGAGCACGACGACGCCGCGCCTTACAAGGCATGGCAGGAGGCCGGCTGGATCACCGGCACGCCGGGCAACGTGACCGACTACACGCCAGTGCGGCAGCGGATCCTGCAGTCGCTCAAGGAATACGACGTGGTCGAGATCGGCTACGACAAGTGGAACGCGCTGCAGCTGGCCAACGAACTGATCGAGGCGGATGCCCCACTGGTGGAGATCCCGCAGAACACCGGCGGCATGCACCCCGGCAGCAAGCGCCTCGAAGAGCTGGTGTATGGCTTCCTGCTGAACCATGGCGGGAACCCTGTGCTCCGCTGGTGTGCAATGAATACCGCGTTGCTGTTCGACTCGAACGGCAACTTCCGCCCGGACAAAAAGAAGTCGAACGACAACGGTCGCATCGATGGGATCGTGGCCTCCGTCATGGCACTGAGCCGGGCCAGCTACTACGAAGAACAAGGGAATCTCGATGACGCAATTTTTGACCCGGTTACCTCATGAACATTCTTAGCTCACTACGCACCTGGTGGGGCGGTGGCACGGCGATCGCGGAAGTCCCGGGGCCGCAGAACGCGGCGCCGAGTGCCACGCTGGTGCCCGACACGCCGAGCATCAGCGTGGATGCCGCGCTGCAGATCAGCACAGTGTGGGCCTGCATCGACCGCCGTGCGACGACCGTCGCCAGCCTTCCGTTCTTCGTCTACGAGCAGCGCGCGGGGCAAAAGGATCTTGCACGGCTGAGCAGGCTGTACACGCTGCTGCACGAGTCGCCGAATTCACGGATGACACCGTTCGAGTTCTGGCGCGCGCTGGTGATGAACCACGACCTGCGCGGCAACGGCTACGCGCGCATCGACCGCGATGTCAACGGCGAGGCGGTGGCGCTGTGGCCGATGCCGGCCGCCCAAGTCGAGGCGCGCGTGCTGCCTGGCGGCTCGATGGTGTACCTCTACCGGTTCGGCAACGACGTGGCGGTACTGGACGAGTCCAGCGTCTACGTCCTGAAGAACCTGGGCAACGGCACCACCGGCATGGACAAGCTGGAATTCATGCGCGCCGGCCTCGACGAGGCCAGCAAGGCCCAGGCCGATGCGAGCAAGCTGTTCGGCTCCGGCGGTAAGCCTGCCGGCATCCTGATGATCGACAAGGTGCTCAATGCCGACCAGCGCAAGGCGGTCAAGCAGAACTTCGCCGACATGGGCGAAGGCAGCACCAGTCGCCTGCACCTGCTCGAGGCGAACATGCAGTACCAGCAGCTGACCATGACGCCGGAACAGCAGCAGCTGCTCGAGACCAGGAAGTACGGCGTCGAAGAGCTGTGCCGCTGGTACGACACCCCGCCGGTGCTGGTCCACCACAGCAACGTCACGGCCTGGGGCTCGGGCATCGAGCAGCTCGTGTCCGGCTTCTACACGCTGGCGATCCGGCCACTGCTGATCAACATCGAGCAGGGCGTGCGCAAGCGCGTGATGACGCCGCGCCAGCGCGCCACCATGACGGCCGAGTTCAACCTCGATGCTCTGCTGCGCGGCAACTTGAAGGATCGGATGGCCGTGTATGCCCAGGCGACGCAGAACGGCATCAAGACCCGCAACGAATGCAGGCAGCTGGAGAACGACCCGCCGATCGACGGCGGTGACGAGCTGACGGCCCAGTCGAATCTGGTCCCGCTCACGATGCTGGGGAAGGTTGTCGCGTCCGGCGGCAATGGCAGTGCAATTGCTCAATAAAGGAAAAACATGCCACACAAGTTACTCCCAATCGGCGACACCCAATTCAAGCTGGAGGCCGACGACAACACCTTCATCGGTTACGCATCGACCTTCGGGAATGTGGATTCGTACGGCGACACCATCGTCAAGGGCGCGTACAAGGAAACGCTGAAGGTCAACGGCTTGCCGAAGATGTTCTTCAACCACGACAAGTACGCGGTCCCCATCGGCAAGTGGGTGAAGGCGGTCGAGGACGATTACGGGCTGCTGCTGACGGGTGAGTTCACCCCAGGCAACTCGCTGGCGACGGAAGTCCGGGCTGCACTCAAGCACGGCACGGTGGACGGGATCTCGATCGGGTACAGCCTGGCCAAGGGCGACTATCAGGAAACGCCGACCGGGCGCACGATCAAGAAGGTGGCGCGGCTGCCCGAATCCTCGATCGTCACGTACCCCGCCGATACCTTTGCCCGGGTGGACCTGACAAGCGTGAAGGCTTACGCGGAAGAGATCGCCCAGGTGGAAACGATACGAGATTTCGAGGCCCTGCTACGGGACGTAGGAGGGTTCACGAAAGGAGCGGCACAGGCACTGACCGCTCGCGCAAAGATCCTGTTCGGCGAGCGGGATGCCGACGGGCCGGATCAAGCGAAGTTCCAAGCCGAATTGCTGGAGCGCCTCACCAAATTGGCGAGCTAGCGAACACACCCACCCTGTTGCAACCACTGCCGCCGAAAGGCGGTTTTCTTTTTGAGGAAATACATGAAACGCAAAACCTTGTTTGGCATCCCGCTGCGCGCAGCGGTGATTTTGGGGCTGCTCGCTGTCGCCGTCACGGCACAAGCCTGCGGTGTGGATGTCCAGCATTTCATTGCCAGCCACCCCGACGGTGCTGCAGCGCTGTCCGGCTTGGGCTTCGTCGGCGAGATGGACATGAAGATCATGCAGGCGCTCGACGGCGTCGACAAGAAGCTCGAGCAGATGTCGGCGAAGGCGAACGAAGAAATGAAAAACCTGGGCAAAGTCACCCAGGAAACCAAAACCGCCATCGAGAACCTCGGTGTCGAGCAGCGCACGCTGGCTGACCGGCTCGTCCAGCTGGAACAGAAAGCCAGCGCAGGCGGTGACGATACGCCAGTGGATGAAACCGCCGGCGCACTGTTCACCAAGAGCGGATCGTACGACAACTTCATGAAGGCGGACGGCCGCCTGAAGGTCTACGGCGAAGTCAAAAATACGGTATCCAACGCCGTCGCGAACACGTTCAGCGAGCGCCGCCCGGGTGTGGTGGAAGGCGCGTTCCGCGTGTTCACACTGGAAGCCCTGCTGACGAAGATCCCGACCTCGGCCAACGCCATCGACTGGGTGCGCGAGAACGTCTTCACCAACGCCGCCGCCGAAACGGCCGAGGGCACTGCCAAGCCGCAAAGCTCGATCACCTTCACCCCGGGCACCATGCCGGTGAGCACGGTTTCGCACTTCGTGAAGATCACCCGTCAGATGGCGATGGACAACGCAGCGCTCGCCGCGTACATCAACCGCCGCATGATCTACGGCGTGGACCTGCGCGTGGAAGGGCAGCTGTTCGCCGGCAACGGCGCCGGGGGAAACATCTCGGGCTTGGCGCTCGCTGGCAACTTCACACCGCACGGCTACACCGCGGCCAGCCTGACCGCGCTCGGGCTGTCGCCAACCAACCGCTTCGACATCATCGGCAAGATGATCGGTGACTGCGCTGCCGCCGATTACCCGGCAGACGTGATCGTCCTCAACACGATCGACTGGTGGACCATGCGCCTGACCAAAGACGGGCAGGGCCGCTACCTCCTGGGCGACCCGGGCTCATCGGTGCCCCCGACGTTGTTCGGCCTGCCAGTCGTGGCCAGCAACTCGGTCCCGGTGGACATGGTCTGGGTCGGCAACCTGGCACAGGCGGCCACGCTGCATGACCGCGAATCGGTCGGCATCGCGTTGTCCGACTCGGACGGTGACAACTTCACCACCGGCCTGATCACGATCCGTGCCGAGCGCCGCCTCGCGCTGACCGTCGAGAAGCCAGCCGCCGCGCGTTACGGCGACCTGACCCCGGCGTAATCGATCGCAGGGCCGCTGTATGCCAAGCGGCCCTGCTCAACAGGAGAGCTCGATGGAACAAGTTCAAGTAAAGATTCTCTGCCAAGTGGTGACGGCTGCGCACGGTACGCTGAACACCGGCGCCATGTTGCGCACTGATGCTGCGTTTGCAAAGCACCTGGTGGAGGATTGCAAAGCAGCCGAGTATGTCAAGGCACCCGCTGCGGCTCCGAAGAATCCGGCTGAGACCAGCAAACCGAAAGCGGCTACGGCGCCGAAGAAGAACGGGAAGTCGTCGACGCCGCAGGATCCGGCATCGCCACCGGCTGGCAATGGTGGTGCACCCGCTGGTGCGGCGCCAGTTGACGGGCCGGCCGGCGCGGAGGGTGACGCTCCTGCGGCACAGGGCGCACTTGCGGACGACGCTACAAAATGATGCCGGTCCTCGTTACGCCAGCTACCGCGCTGGCGGTCTCGCTCGACGAGGTTAAAGCCAACATGCGCATCAGCGGGAACCGGCAGGACGCGGCTCTCGAAGCCTGGATACGTGGCATCACCCGTAACGCCGAGAAGCTGATGCGGCGCTCGCTGATGCAGCAGGACTGGAAGCAGATCATCCCGGGCTTTGCGCCCGAGATCCTGCTCGCTTTCCCGCCTGTGGTGTCGGTCAACCAGGTTAAGTTCTACGACCGCGACAACGTGCTGCAGCTGCTTGACCCAGCCAGCTACCGCGTCGTCGGCGACCAGCTGCTGCCGGCAGCCGGCGCCGGGTGGCCGACCACGTACAACCGGCCGGATGCCGTCGAGATCATGACAACCTGCGGGTATGGCGCGGACGCCACCAGCACGCCATCGGACATCAAGCTGTACCTGCTGGCGAAGGTGGCGGAGATGTTTGAACCGGATGCCGGCAACTTCCCGCCGACTGTCGGCAAACCGTACAAGACCAGTTTCATCGACAGCATGCTCGATGATTACCGTGTCTATTCCTGACCAGTGCAGACGTCTGCACGCAACCTGGAGTTAGCAGATGGCGTTCTCCGCAGGACTCAACAAGCTGGTTGTACTGCAGACGTGCACGCAGGGCAAGGACGCCGCCGGCGGCGCCACCAAAGTGTGGGCCGACTTCGACGAGGTATGGGCGGGGATCCGCAACCTGTCCGGCGAAGAAAAGCGCAGCACGGCGCACGGCGGCCAGGCCGCGATCGCGCGCACCGAGATCACGATCCGCTACCACCCCGACGTGAACGAGCGGATGCGCGTGGTCTACAACGGTGCGTACTACAACATCCGGCACGTCAACAACTGGAACGAGCAGAACTGGAAGATGATCCTGACCTGCGACACCGGCACGGCTCTGGCGGACTAGATGCCGGCGTCGACGAAGATCGAGGGGTTGGGCGAGCTGCGGCGCGCGTTCGCCGAGGTGAAGGACGACATGAAAACGCGCACGTCGCGCCTCATGGTGGCCAGCGCCGGCGGCGTGCTGCGCAAGGAAGCGCGCGGCCTGGCGCAGCAGCAGGGGCTGCGCAAAACCGGCGCCCTGATCAAGAACATCGTGATCAAGCGCGATCGCGCACCGGACGGCGTCACCCAGTACAACCTGGGCGTGCGGCACGGTCGATGGATGGGCAGGAAGGCGCCGTCGCTGCTGGCCGTTGGAAAGTCCGGCCGCGTCACCAGGCGCTACATCGACGACCCGTTCTACTGGTGGTTCCTCGAGGCCGGGCGCAACGTCTACCACGGCAACGGCAAACGCCGGAATGCGCTCCGGTCGAAGGTCGAGGCGATGCCATACATCGCGCCGGCGCTCGAGAACAAGCAGGCCGAGGCGCTGGAAGCGATGGCAAGGCGGCTCGCTGCCGCCATTGAAAGGATGAACGCCAAGTGAGCACCAGTATCGAAGAAACCGTCTACGCGGCCCTGTCCGCCATCCTGCCGAACACCTACGCCGTCGAGCTGCCCGAAGCGCCAACCTGGCCGGCGGTGGTGTTCGAGGTCGACTCCGAACCGGAGAAGGGCTGGGTGATGGGTGCAGGCTACGAGATGCACGACATCATGGTGGCGACGATGGCCAAGTCGAAGATCGAGATCGTGGGCGCGGACCGCCTCCGCGACCAGATCATCGCGGCGATGGAAGCCATCCCCGGATTCATGAGCTACGAAGGCGGCGGCGATGCCGCATACGAGGGCGACGCCAGCGTCTACGCCTACGTGCAGAATTTCCGGGTCCGCACCCGGCGATAAGCAACACCTCTCGAAACCCGGCCCGCTCAAAGCGGGCTCTTTTATTTTGGAAGGAAGGTATGAAGAAACCTCCAGCAGTCCAGGCTGCGGTGCAAACCGCGGCAGACGTGCTCGCCAAAGACGAGCACGCCGGCAAGGGCGGCAGTTACGTGTTCGACCCGGGGACGGGCTTGCGCACGCCAACGCCCGAAACGGCCGAGCGGCACCAGGCCGAACAAGCGGCGCAGTCGGGGCAGGCCGAGCAGCCTGCCGAAGCCGCGCCATCCGCAACCACTGAAACGGAAGGTGCGTAATGGGTAAGAAGACAGCGAATTGCCTGCTGCTGGTGAAGCTGCAGCCAGTTGCCGGTACCGATGCCGCGCCAACCGGCGCGGCCAACGCCATCCTCGCGCAGAACATCAGCGCGAAGCCGGTCTCTGCCGAGTTCGTCAAGCGCAAGGTCCAGATGCCGTACAAGGGCAACCCTGGCAGCGTGTTCGCAGCGGCGCACTATGAAGTGTCGTTCGAGGTCGAGCTCGCAGGCTCGGGCGCCGCTGGTACCGCGCCGAAGTACGGCGTGCTGCTGCGCGGCTGCGCATGGTCGGAAACGGTCACTGCCGTCACCAGCACCGTGTACGCGCCGATCAGCACCGCCGAGGAGGCCGTCACGCTCTGGTACTGGCTCGACGGTATCCTCTACAAGTGCACCGACGCGCAGGGCACGGTGGCGTTCGACTACAACTCGAAGAACATCCCGGTGATGAAGTACCGCTTCATCGGCCTGTGCGCGCCGATCTCGGACTCGGCGCTGCCGGTCGGTGTCGATTACACCGGCTTCAAGGATCCGCTGGCGGTCAATGCGGCCAATACGCCAACGTGCACCTTGCACGGTATCGCCGGCAAGGTCGAGTCGATCAACATCGACATGGCGGCCACGCTGGCGTACCGCAACCTGATCGGTGGCGAGAGCATCAATAACACCGACCGCGAGCCGTCCGGCACCATGCTGTGGGAGCTGCAGAGCATCGCAACGAAGGACTGGTATGCGACGCTCAAGTCCGCGACCCTCGGGGCCTTGTCGCTGATCCACGGCACTGTCGCCGGCAACATCGTCGAGCTCGCGTGTGCGAAGACCCAGGTGATCGACATCGACCAGCAGGACTCGGAAGGCATCGCCATGCTGCAGGCGAAGCTCGACATCCGGCCGAACGCCGGTAACGACGAAGTGATCCTGACCGTCCGCTAAGCGGGCGCACCGGGCACATTGTTTTGCAACCCCGCGACCGGCGCCTTGCCGGCCGTTTCATTTTCAAGGAACCATCATGGCATTCAGAATCGCGCTTACCCCGACCTACCAAGTGCGGGTCATTGTCGACCTGCCCGCCGAGAACGGCGGCTTCGAGCAATCCGAATTCACGGCTGTATTCAAGCGCTGCAGCTCCGAAGAAATCGACGAGCTGCGCAAGCTGTCGGGCAAGGAAGTGGTCAAGGAGGTGCTGAAGGGCTGGAGCGACCTGCTTGACAAAGCCGACCAGGAAGTCCCGTTCAACGAGACCAATTTCAAGACGGTGATGGCGATCCCGCAGGCGGCCGCCGGCCTGGCGCACCACTTCTGGACCTCGATCTTCAAGGCGCGCGAAAAAAACTAGAAGCGGCAGCGCGGCACTGGGCCGGGGACAGGCCGGCGCCGAAGACCGCGATGAGCGACGACATCGTCGGCCAGCTCCTCGCGGCCAAGGCGCCGCCGGCCGTGATCGACGCGGCGCGCAAACGTATCGAAGTCGCGCCGGTCGACCAGGACTTCCACGTGTGGCCGGAAAACTGGAACGCCGTGCAGCTGTTCCTGAAGCTCAGTACGCAGTGGGATGTGCGCGTTGGCATGGCGGGCGCCGCATACATCGGCATCAGGTACGAGTCCGTCCCCGGCCAGATGGCGCGGCTGCGGATCCTGCCGGAGGAACAGCCCGACTACTGGGACTACCTCGAGCTGATGGAGCGCGCCGCGCTGCCGCTGCTGAACAAACCTAAGAAATAACCGACCGCCGCTGGCGGTCTTTTTGTTGGAGTATCCATGTCCGCTCTCGGTTCGCTGGTTGTCAAGCTCGCGCTGGAATATGCCCAGTACACGCAGGGTCTCAATAAGTCCGAACAGGACGCGTTGAAGTTCGCCCAAAACGTTCAGAAGGGATTTGACCAGGCGAGTGCCAAAGCCGACGAGGCGATCGGGAAAGTCGTCAAGAAGGTGGCCGGGTTTGCAGCCGCCGTTGTCGGCGTGAATGCGGTGATGGACCAGCTGAACCATTCGATCGATACGCTGGGTAAGCTCGACGACATGGCGCAGAAGACCGGATCGACGGTCGAGACGCTGTCGAAAATGCAGAAGGTGGCCGTCGCATTCGGCGCCAATATCGACTCGGTAGACACTTCCATCTCGAGGCTGGCCAAGGGCATGGCCACTGTCGACGACGACACCAACAAGACGCAGAAGGCGCTTGCCGCACTCGGGGTTTCGTCGAAGGACTCCGCCGGCAAGATGCGCGAGCCGGCGCAGGTATTCATCGACGTTGCGAAGCGCCTGCAGGAATACCGGGATGGCGCCGCGAAGGCCGCGCTCGTGACCGACCTGTTCGGAAAATCCGGCGCCGACCTGCTGCCTTACCTGAACGACCTGGCTGAGAACGTCGACAAGTTCGGCAGCGTTTCGGCGGCGGCAGCAAAGCGTGGCGCGGATATGCAGGACAACCTCGGGCGCTTGCGCGTCAAGTCAGAGGAGCTGTGGGAATCGATCGCGCTGGCCACGCTGCCGGCGATGAACGATTTCGCCACTGCGCTCACGGATGTCGCTAACGCTAAGGATGGGCTAACGGATGGCAGTCTTTCGGAATGGGCCGACGATGCCGCGGTTGGCCTGGCGCGTATCGTCGATGTGGCCGTTTTACTGGCGAAGGTCAACGGTGCTGTAGCTGGCAGCTTCAGGGTCGTCGCCGCGGACATCCAGACCGCAGCGGTATTGGCTGAGAACGCGAACCCGGTCAAGGCAGCATACAAGGTCCTGACCGGCGGCGATCCGCTGCAGGAGATCCGCGACGCGGTCGCGGCCCGCAACAAGGTGCTGGAAGAGGCGAACAAGAAATACGACGACCTCTGGAACAAGCCGGCCAACCTGATGGAGCAAGCGGTGCTCAAGCGCATCGCGGACCGGCCAAAGGACGGGGGCGACGGCGGCGGGAGCGGTTCACCAGATCTACCACAACTGGACTACACCACCGGCAACGATAAGGACAAAGCGAAGCAGGCGGAAGAGTACGCGAAGCTGGTTTCTGCTATCGGCGCCAAGATCGAGGTGGGCAAGCTCGAGCTGGCCATCGACCAGGACGCGACCGAGAGCCAGAAGGCCCGGATCAAGCTCGACCAGGAGCTGGCTGCAGGGAAGGTGAAGCTGACCGCCGATCAGCGGGATGCGGTCGATGTGATGCTCGCGGAGTGGGATGCGATCGAGCAGAACATCAAAGCCCGCCAGATGGAAAAGGAAGTGCTCGACCAGATGCAGCAGAGCGCCCAGGCGCGCAATGCTGCGAACGATGCGCTGGCGGCCGAATACGCCCTCTACGGCAAGTCGGCCGATGCGCGCGAGATCGCGATGGTGAAGGTCAAGAATGAGGCTGCGCTCGAGAAGTACCTGTTCGACGTGCGCCGATCCGGCAAGCCGATCACCGACGAGCAGATCGCGCAGCTGCGCGCTGAGAGCGAGATGCGCACTGAGGTCGAACAGGCCACGCTCGCGCAGACCAAAGCGCTCGGCTATGCCTACCAGCTGGCCGAGGAAAACAAGCGCTTCGGCGCGGAAGCCATCTTCGACGACAAGGACCGCGCGGCCGCGCTGCTGCGGATCGACGCCGAGACCTGGCAAGAGCGCATCCAGCTTGCCGGCGACGGCACGGACGCACAGAAGGCCCTGCAGACGCAATACGACATCTGGTATCGCAACCAGCTGCTCAAGCCGCAGCTCGATGCGGACAAGCAGATGTGGGCCTCGATCGACCAGACCGCGCACGATACGTTCGTGTCGATCTTCGACAGCGGCAAGAGCGCCTTCGACCGGCTCGAGGACACGCTGAAGAATGGCTTGTACGACCTGCTGTACCAGATCACGGTCAAGCAGTGGATCATCGACATTGGCGCCTCCGTATCCAGTACCGGCATGAGCGGCATGGCTACCGGCGCGGCGATGAGCGGGGCGTCGAGCGCTGGCGGATCGATGGCCGGCGCGGCGCTGGGCACGATGTTCGGCGCCGGTGGCTTGAGTGGTTCGATGCTGGCCGGCGCCGGTTGGCTGACGGGATCGACCACGCTCGCCGGTTCGCTCGGCGCTGCCGGCTCGCTGATCGGCACCGGCACGGCCGCTGGCGCGATGTCCGGCCTTGGCATGGCTGCTGGCGCCCTGGGCCCGATCGCGCTTGGTGTAGCGGCCCTGTATGCCCTGTCCAAGTCGCTCGACCATTCCGGCACGCCGCACACCGGCGGCGCTGCGGAATCGTCGTACGGTCACACCTCGGTCATCGCGGCCGAGTCGCTGCACTTCGAGAAGACCGCCACCTCTGCCGACACCGAGAAGTTCGTGTCTGGCGTCGCATCGAGCATCGCCTCGATCCTGGACAGCACCGCAAGCTCGTTCGGCCAGAAGGCTGGCTACGCGGTGGCCACGGCGTTTGCCGACGACTCGTCGAAGGATGGCGCGTGGGGCGGCCTGGTGATCAACAAACAGGGCGATGGGCAGTTCGGCCCGCAGAAGGTGCTCGACTGGCAGGATGCGCGCGGCAACGGCCCGTGGGCGCCCAAGGTCTTCGCCGACGGTGAGGCCGGGCAGCAGCAGTACCTGGCCGAGGTGAGCAAGTCTGTGCGCACGGCGCTGGACCAGATCGGGCTGCCCGGCTGGGCCACGAAGATGCTCGACGACCTGGGCGACGCGCCGGCGCTCGACGACCTGGCCAAGACCGTCGACGCGATCAACGCCACGCAAAGCGCGCTGACGCTGATGGGGCAGCACCTGGCCGGCTTCGCGGACCTGAGCGATTCGGCCGTATCCAAGCTGATCGCAGCGGCTGGTGGCATCGACGCGCTGGCCGCGAGCGCGGGCACCTATTACGACGACTTCTACAGCGAAGGCGAGAAGGCGGTCGCGATGTCCGGCCAGCTCGAGGAAGCGTTCAAGAAGGCGGCATTGCAGATGCCGGCGACGCGCGCCGAATTCCGCGCGCTGTTCGAGGCGCAGATGAAGCTGGGCGATGCTGGCGCCAGTAATGTGGCGATGCTGCTCAGCGTTGAGCATGCGTTCGCCGAGCTGCATCCGGAGCTGGCAGATACGGCTGACGCGATCACCACCGTATCCGGCGCCCGGGCTGCGCTGACGGAGGCCTATCAGCGCGAGCAGGACGCGATTAAGGCGACCAGCGATCAGATGTCTTCGTTCGCTACCAACCTGCGCCACCTGCACGACAGCACGCTGCTCGGCTCGCTGTCGCCGCTGACGCCGCAGGAGAAGTATGCCGAGGCGAAGTCGCAGTACGAGCGCACGCTGGCCGACGCCCGGGGTGGCGACACCGAAGCCCAGGCGCACTACCAGGAGGCCTATACCGCCTTCCTGCAGGCGTCGCAAGTGGCCAATGCGAGCGGGGATCAATACCAGCGCGACTTTGCGTACGCCCAGGCCGCCACGGAAGAGGCGATCGATTGGGCGTCGCAGCAGGTCGATATCGCACAAGCGAGCCTCGAAGCCTTGAATGCCCAGGTGGACGGGCTTGTCGATGTCAAGGACGCGGTGTTGACCGTGACCGAGGCGATCGACGCGCTGGCCGAGGCGATGGGCGGATCCGGCTCGGCTGCGCTGCAGCAGTCGCAGTCGAGCGCGATCCAGTCGCTGTACGAGGAAATGCTCGGCCGCGCGCCGGACGCTGCAGGCACGCAGTTCTGGCAGCAGCGCCTGTCCGACGGTATGTCCATCGGCGATATCGCGAAGGCGATTAGCCAGAGCGACGAGTACCGCAGCCCGGCCGGGACTGCGCTGATGGCGGCGCCGATCGATTACAGCGCAATGGGCACGTCGAACATGGTCCCGCTGGTGGAAGCGATCAAGAAACTGACCGCCGATAACCAGGCACTCAAGGACCAGGTTGAGGGGCTGCGTGCCGATGCAGCCGAACAGACCGGCGACTTGATGCAGGCGCTGGCTGCAGCCTCCAGCAGCAACGCGGAGAAGGTTGCTGCCGCTGCGGCGGATGCGATCAAGGCTGCCGGGCAAACACGTGAGACAAGGGTGAACCCACAATGACAGATGACCAGTTTCAAGCCTGGCTGAAAAGCCCGGACGCGCGGCGCGTCGTGTTGATCGAGGCGACCGCGCAAGTCTTCGGCGTGGAGACGGTGATGTACATGGCCACCAAGCCGTACAACACCTCGCCCATGGACGTGCCGGCCAACACGCACTACCGCCCGATCGTGGCGGTCGGCGTGCTGTTCACCGAGGAGTTGTCCCTGACCGGCGATGGCGCGCTGTCCGCCGGCGATGTCGAGATCGACAACTATGGCGGCGAGCGCGATGCCTGGCTGGGCTACGTCTGGACCAACCGGACGTTCAAGGCGTACGTGGGCGACGTGCGCTGGCCGCGCGCCGACTTCCGCCCGATCTTCGACGGGATCACCGCGGACATCGCGCCGCGCGGCCGGCTGAAGCTTGCGCTGAAGTTGCGGGACAAGCTGCAGCGCTTGAACACGCCGATCACCGAGGCGAAGTTGGGCGGGCTCACGCAGAACAAGGACGCGCTGATCCCGATGGTATTTGGCGAAGCGCACAACGTGTCGCCGCTGCTGATCGACCCGGCCTTGCTCAAGTACCAGGTGCACGGCGGGCCGGTGGAAAGCATCTTCGAGGTGCGCGACAACGGCGTCCCGGTGGCCGCCACCGTCGACAACGGCGCCGGCACCTTCACGCTCGAGCACTCGCCTGCAGGCGCCGTCACGGTCTCGGTGCAGGGCGACAAAGAGGGCGCGGTCAGCTACCGCACGTCGTGCGCGCAGCTGGTGCAGCGCCTGGTGACGGGCTACGGCAAAGCCACCGACCGCTTTACGGTGGCCGACCTGGACATGGCCAACCTGGCGGCGTTCGACGCGGCGCACCCCGAACCGATGGGGCTTGCCGCGCCCGACCGCCTGAACGTGCTGGCCGCCTGCCAGATGCTTACCGGAAGCCTGGGCGCGCAGCTGTCGATGTCGAGCCTCGGCAAGCTGCGCCTGATCCAGATCGCACTGCCGGCGCCAGGCGTGCCGGTCGTGGTCCGGCCGCAGCAGATGGTGGAACGGACGCTGGAGCCGGTCAGCCGCACCGAGGCCGTGGGCGCGGTCAAGCTGGGGTTCGCGAAGGCCTGGACCGTGCAGGCCGGGCTGGTGACCGCGATCCCCGAAGAGCACAAGGCGCTGTACGCCACCGAGTGGCTGACCACGACCAAGAGCGACGCCGGCGTGCTGGCCACCTACAAGTTGAACGGCGAGCCGCTGCAGCAGGACACGATGTTGTTGCGCCGCGTCGACGCGGACGCCGAGGCGCAACGTCGCCTGGACTTGTGGAAGGTGCCCCGCACCACCTATCAATTCGATGGGCTGCCCGAATTGCTCACGCTCGAGCTCGGGCAGGCCATCACCGTTTATCACCCGCGCTTCGGCATGCAGAACGGCGTCACCGGCATGGTGGTGTCTCTCGGCCGTGATTGGGTGACTTGCCGCGTCAAAGTAGGGTTTATCGTATGAGCGAAGTGCTGAACGACCGCGACGTGCTTTTGCAGACGTCTGCACAAAGATCGACACCACCGACCGACCGCGCCCTACTGCTCGCGTCCAGCGCCAACGTCATCAAGGTGGCCGGCACCACGCCCGCGCCAGCCAGCATCATCTTCTCGGCGATGCTGCTGAACATGACCGGTGCCGTGACATTCTCGGCGGCGCCGGCCGTCCCGCTTACGGTCACTGGCAATAACGCGACACTGGCCAGCGCGGACATCACGACCGACAGCGTGACCGTGACTGCGGCGATCACCAAGGATGGCGTGAACTTCACGGCCTCGCAGACGGTGGTCCGGGTGACCGATGGCGCGACGGGCGCCACCGCCAAGGGCTTGGCGCTGATGGCGTCGAGCCAGGTATTCCAGATCGCCAAGAATGGCACCAACGCGCCGTCGAGCATTTCGCTGACGGCGGTCGGCCAGAACGTGTTTGGCTCACCGTCCTTCACGATCCCCTCGGGGACCGCCACGCTCACTGCCGGCGGTAGCGCCAGCCAGAAGTTCCTGACATTCGCCAACATGGGCACCGACTCGGTGACCGTCCAGGTGGCGCAGGACGGCTTGGTCGATCAGGTGACGATCGTCAAGGTGCGCGAAGGCACCGATGCGCTGACTGGCCTGCTGACCAATGAAGCGGTCAATGTGGCGACCGATGCGGCCGGCACCGTGGCCAGCTACGCCACCGCCAGCGGCACTTTCAAGGTGTTCGACGGCATCGCCGACATGACCGGCAACGTGGCTGTCACCTACAGCGTAGTGGGATCGACCAGCATCACCGGCGCGATCAACGGTGCCGGCGTGTACAGCGTCAGTGCCATGACCGCCGACACGGCTAGCGTGACGTTCCGCGCCGCCTACAAGGGAGTGAACATCGACAAGGTATTCACGGTGGCCAAGTCGAAGGCGGGCGCGGCCGGCAGTGCCGGCGGCGATGGCAACGATGGCCAGCGCGGCACGGTCAACATCGTGGCCACTGGCTACAGCAGCTGGTCAAGCCCGGGGGCCACCAACGAGGTGGCGCTGGCGGGCTACGGCACGCCGAAGAACCGCGATATCGTCACGCTGACCAACAACACGACGTTCACCCAGACCCGCTTCTACGACAGCGGTTCGTGGCTGACCCTGGCCGCTTACATCAACGGCAACATGGTGGTGGACGGCACCTTTTCCGCGACGAAGATCAGCGGTGGCCAGATCAGCGGCGTGACCGTTTCACTCGGCCCAAGCGGCGAATTCCAGGTGGCCAGCACCGGCGTGGTCTCGTCCACCAAGGGGCTGTTCAGCGTGGCCACTTTCGGCAACCTTGCCGACCCGACCAAGCCGACCATTACCGCCACCACCGTAGCGACCTCGGGCGCAGTGGCGATTTCGGCCAAGGCGGTGGGCAGTGCCTCGACCGCGCATGGCGTGCAGGCGGCAAATACCAACTACGGCACGTCGGGCATTGTCGGCATGGCCGGGGCCTACGACATTTACGCCGACGGCAGCGGCACCAACTACGGCCCGTTCACCGGGGCGCACGATGGCTTGGTGCCGAATGACGCCGTGCCTGACCTGGGCGACCTGATGGTGGACGTGGCCTGCGTAGCTAGTCGCGGCTACAGCAATACGCTGTTTACCATGGCGCGCTCCAGCCAGCCATACCAACGCGGGGTGCGCGGCCCAGTCGCAGTCGTGGCCGGACCACTCGGTGAGCATGCGCCGGCCGCGATGATCGACGCCCGCAGCTACAGCGAGGACGCTGAGGGCAACCCGATCACGCACGACCTGATGGCCGGCGCCTACTACGACCTGGCCGACAGCCATACCCTGGTCGCGGTCAACGCGGTGGGCGAGGGCTCGATCAAGGTCTGCGGCGAAGGCGGGCCGATTGGTCCCGACGACCTGCTGGTGACGAGTTCGATCCCGGGCGTGGCGATGCGCCAGAACATCGGCGCGGATTCCTCCTGCCCGGTCGATGACGTGGTCCGCTGCTACACGGTTGCGAAAGCCCGCGTCGCTGCCGGGCAAACCATCGAGTTCGCATCAACCGACACCATTCTCGTTATTCCTTGCATCTACCTGGGAGGCTGACACCTTGCCGAATCTCCGCATCATTTACGACAACGCCGCCGACCGTGCCGCGCTGGTCGCCTCCAGTGCGGCCGGCGCCATGACGGCTGACCGCCTCCTCACCGAGATCAAGGCCGATGTGTGGCGCAGCACGGGCCCAACCGCGACGATCACCGCGACGTGGCCAACGGCCGAGACGATCGGGGGTGTGGCGCTCCCGTTCTGCAACCTCAGTTCGCTAGCCACGCTGCGCGTTCGCGGCTACGCCGAGCTCGCTGACCTGGTGCCGCTCTTTGATACCGGGGCGGTCTTCGCCTGCCCCGCGCCGATCTTTGGGCTCTGGAACTGGGGAAGCCTGCCGCTGGGCAGTAACGCCTTCGCCTATGGCGGCGGTACCTACGGCCGCGTCTGGATCCCGACACCTGGTGCAGTGAAGAAGCTGGTGGTGGACGTGGACGACAGCACCAACCCGGCTGGCTATATCGAGGCGGCGCGCTTGGTGTGCGGCGGCTATTGGGAACCGGCTGAGAACGCGGACTACGGCGCGCCGGCGACGCCCGTTGATACGAGCAAGCATTACCGAAACGACGCCGGCGACCTGCGCACCGACATAGGAGCGCGCTACCGCAAGCAGAGCGTGAGTCTGTCCGGGCTGAGCCCGGCGGACCGGGCGACGTTCTGGAGCTTCGTCCTTGGCAACGGCATGCCGCGCCCGGTCTTCTTCAGCCTCTACCCCAACCACGAGGACGCGAAGCTCGAGCAGGAGCGCCAGATCTACGGAAAGCTCTCGACGCTGGCGGCCCTCAATACGCCGAGTTTCCAGCGCTACGCAAGTTCACTTGATTTAGAGGAAATCTGATGGGCAAACGGTTTTACTACAACATGCCGCCAGTCGTGGCGATGCAGGCATTGAACCAGCTGGACGACGACATGCAGCAGTCGAGCGCTACCGCGTTGGGCGCGGGTGTGGCCGCAGCCGCATCGGCTTCCCTGGCGGCTGGCAGCGCGACCGCGGCCGGTGCTTCGCGTGACGCAGCGATCGCAGCCTGGCAGGCCAGCACCGCCCCGGCCGAGCAGCTGGCGGCATTCTCGCAGTCCATCCATTCCGGCGCGATCGTCAAGGCGCTCCTGTATGACGTCGCCAAAGACAGCGACGGCGGAGCGTGGATCAAGCGCTGCCAGCACACCAGCTGGTACACCGAAGCGATCCAGACCGGCAAATGGTTAGGGCAACAGGCGACGGGTTCGGGAACTGCGATTGCGGCTGCTGGTGGGGTGCCGGGCGACTACTTCCAATATACATCGGACGGCAAGTTCTATAAGGTTGTCAGCACAGTAGGCGCTGGTACTTTTACCGAAGTCTTCCGTGGCAGCAGCCGCGAGTTCCCGGCACTGTCGGCCATCATTGCCGAGACTGGCCGGGTCATCATCTACGACCTGACCAAGCCTGGCGCACCGATGTGGATGGTGTTGGTGCGCGGCGCGACGAATCGCGGCTGGACTTCGGCGACCTCCGTCGCCGCGCTTAACGGAACCGTGATCGTCGGAAGTAATACCGGGGCCACTGGAGAAGTGCTTGGGTATGATTTTGCCGCAGACCGGGCCTGGCAACGGACGAACGGGGCTTCAGGTTCAGGGTATCTGACGCCTGCTCAAATCTCGTTCCGAAATTCCGCTGCGGGTGTCGTAACCGGCAGTCTCGCATCCATCGTGTCCAGTTCCGTCAACGATGTTGCCGCCACCGTCCTGCCCGGCGCCCCGGCTGATCCCGCTACGGGCCTGCCGGTCCCGACGATTGCGGTGGCGACAGCGGGCGGGGTGAGTGTCATCAAGAGTGACGGTACGGTGTACAACTGGATCACAAATGTCGGTGGCATTTACTCAGTAAGTATCGACAGCCAAGGGCGCTTGTGCGCTGTTGGCGGTATCTCTGTCAACTGCAGGGTGTGGTTCAAGAATAGTCTGCCGACAACCTCTCCGGATAACACCTCCGACTTTGTTTATTCTAAAGGGACCATTCCGGCTCGCCTTGGCGAAGACGCGACAACAGGCGTACTGGTCAATCAAGTCGCGCTGCGTAACCAGTACGCTTTCGGCCAGAGCAATGGTGGAGTGAACCCACTGATTTTGTTCAAACCGAATCCGGCCAGTTATGCCAAGTCGATGCAGGCGCTTATCAGCAACGCCTACAACACCGGCTGGATGGTGGGCGACATTCGTGGGGCATACCTAGCTGACACTGTTGTAGAGACTGTAAGTGGGGCTAACCTGCTAACGGGGGATGATGCTAATTATTCTGCTACTAAGGGAAGTTGGACTTCTCAAGCGAGTGCAACAAGCACTTGGGATGCAACTAATGGTGTAGGTGGTACGGGGGCCGTTGCTCTGACTTCCATTGTGGGGTCGAATTTTTACTCAGCTCTTCCGTTGTCTGGACTAACGGTAGGCCGCTCTTATACGATAACTTTCTCGGGAAAGAATGCCTCCAGTGCTAGTGCATCGTCGAATTTCCATGTCTCGACAGGCATCTACAATGGTGGCACCAACCTCTCGGCAAAAGCAATTACGTTCACCACTACACACTCGACAAGTTCGATCAGTTTTGTTGCTAGCGCAACGACCTGCTATTTCGGGGCTTTTGTTTTGGGCGGCTCTGGAGAGGCACTCTACCTAGACAACATTCAGGTGCAGCTTGCTGTTGATGATCGCAGCGTCAAAGCGAAGCCGCTGACCGTCAACGGCAGTCTGACCAAGGCTGCGGTCGCTGCTGGCTCTCAGCTTGTTGGCTACAGCGGGTTCAGCGCGACCAACTTCCTTGAGCAGCCGTACAACAGCGATCTGGATTTTGGTACTGGCGACTTCTGCGTGATGGGGTGGGCCTACACGCCATCCACAGCGTCCAATGGCGCGCCGATCTTCAGCCGCTCGACGCCATCAACCTTGGGGCCAACGATTGCGCTGGCCGCAGGAGGATCGTCCGGCAACGTGATCGCCTACGTGTCGGCGACCGGCTATAACTCGTCCCTCTCGGCGGGCGGCATCGCGCCTAATACGTGGAGCCACATCACGCTGCTGCGCCGCTCCGGCACGGTTGAACTGTGGGTCAACGGGGTGTTGGCAGCGTCGCGTGCCAGCGACACGACCAACCTCACAAACACGACCGCGACAACGCGCATTGGCCAATACCACACCGGGGGCTTCGACAGCGGCAGCGTGACGCTGGTTCGCGCGTCGGCCAGCGCGCCCAGTGCCGACCAGATCGCTCAAATCTACCGCGACGAACTGGCCCTGTTCCAGCCCGGCGCGCAATGCACGCTGGATGGCACCAGCAGCGCCGTCACCGCGCTCGCCTACGACGACAGCACCGAACTGCTGCATGCCGGCACCAGCTGGGGGCGCAGCGCGCTGCACGGACTGGTGCGCATCGAAAGCGGCGCCACCACCATCGGCGCACTGACCAGCATCGCGGCAGGTAGCGGTGCGCACATCAGCGGCGGCGCATCGGCCGGGCGCTATGCACAGCCGGCGCTGACCCTGCGCGACGAACTGAAACGCAAGGCCGAGGCAGCGCGCGCCACTGGCCAGATCCCGACGCCGTTCTGGTTCACCGGCGACGGCACCACTGCCGCATTCGTGCTGCCGTACGGCTACCAGCCGGTGGACGGCGGCGTGACCGTGCAAGGCCTGGTCATGCGCGAGGGCGGCACTTTCGACTACACCACCACGTTTGACGGCTACCGCTGGACGGTGACGTTCATCACCGTCCCGAAGCTCACTTACAACATTTGCATCAAGGGGGTGCGCAATGGCTGAAACTAAGCTGGATACGAATTCGCTGGCATTGAATAACACCCTCGGGGTCGGCGTAACACCGAGCGCATGGTCAACTTCGTTCAAGGCCATTCAGATCATGGCCGGCGGCGGGATCATGGCCGACAACGCCAATCTGTACCTGACAGCCAACGCCTACTGGAACGGGAGTAACTGGATCCGCCAAACTACGAATCCAGTGCTTCGCTACGCTCTTGAGCTGGGAGCCTTTACGTGGCAGATCGCGCCATCTGCTGCAGCGGGCACGGCAGCGACGCTGACCCAAGCCATGACGCTGGACGCCAGTGGCAACCTGCTGGTGGGGGCAATCAGCGGCTCGAACCATGCGATCCAGCGTGCCGGCGCCGTCTCGGCGGCGCGGATCCTGGGCATCAACAACGCCACCGGGGCCAACGTCGCCTATTTCTGGAACCAGGCAGTGGCGGTCGGCGAAAACGCGGCCGACGCCTGCATGTATCTGCGTAAGGACGCGACCACCAACCGCTCGCTGAACGCGGCCGGCACTGTCAACGCTTCCGGCGCCGACTATGCCGAGTACATGACCAAGGCCGACACCTGCGGCACCATCGGCAAGGGCCAGATCGTGGGCGTGGATGCCAACGGCCAGCTGACCGACCTGTGGGCCGGGTCGGTGTCGTTCCTCATCAAGTCCACCAACCCGTCGTATGTCGGCGGCGACGTGTGGGGCACCGAGGCGGCGCTGGACATGACGCGCCCGGCGGAGCCGACGCTGGTGCTCCCGGAATACGCCGGCAGCGTAGATCCTGGGCCGGCACCGATCGCGCCGGACGCGCCTCTGGCGCTGCCGGAAGACGCCGATATCGAACAGCAGCTGGCCTTCGAGCAGGTGGAGGCTGAATACGACGCAGCGCTGGCGCTGTACCAGGGCGAGCTGGAGGCCTACCAAGCTGCGCTCACCGTGTATGAGCAGGAGCAGTCCTCCTATACCGACGCGGTGGCCGCAGCGCATGAACAGTTCGACGCCGCGATGCTGGCCCACCAGCAGAACCTGGCCACCTTCAATGCCGTGCTCGAAGCGGCCCGCCAGCAGGTCGACCGCATCGCTTACTGCGGCCAGGTGCCGGTGAACGTGACCGGTGCGACGCCGGGCCAGTACGTGGTCGCGGTGCAGGACGGCGACGGCATCGGCAGCGTGCTGGTGGACGACGACGCCATCACGTTCGCGCAGTACAGGCGAGCCGTGGGCATCGTGCAGAACGTTCTGCCTGACGGCCGTGCGAACGTGCGAGTGAAGGTCGTGTAAAGAGCGGCCGCAAGGTCAAGTGCAGTACCAGCAGTAGATTTCCCAACCACCGCTTCCGCAATCAAATATGAAAGAAACCATGTCCATTGAAACTACAGCAGCTGGCAGTGCCCTGATCAAAGTCTTCGGTGTCCCAGTCCTGGTCGGTGCGGCGGGCACCGCCCTCGGCTTCATGTTCCTCTGGCCGAAAACCATGAAGGAAGCCTTCGTGCGCTTTGCCTGCTCGATCTTGTCCTCGCTGATGATCGGGCCGCTGCTTGGGATCGTCGCGCATGCGTGGTGGCCAGGCTTGTTCGAGGCGGCCAAGCAGGCCGGCCAGCAATACGCCGGCGATCCACAGATTGGCTTGTTGTACGTGGCTGCGCCGTTCTACCTGGCAGCGGCACTGCCGGCCTGGTGGATCCTCGGAGGCGTGGTGCTGTGGCTGGACAAGCGGCGCGGCAAGGACATCGCAGAGATCGCACATGATGCGGCCGCGGTGGTGCGCGACGTGCGGGAGGCCATGTGAACCGCGACCAGCTGCTCGCGATCGCGCCGGCCGCTGGCCGGCAGGTCGACGCGTTCCTCGAGCCGCTCAACGCCGCGATGGCGCGCTTCGGCATTGCCGGCCCGGCCCGCCAGTCAGCGTTCATTGCGCAGATCCTGCACGAGTCGAGCAACCTGGCTGTGATGACGGAGAACCTCAACTACAGCCCGGCGAGCCTGATCGCGACGTTCAACACGCCGAAGGTCGAGCGCTTCACGCAAGAGACGGCGGCGCTCTACGGCCGCACGGCTGCGCACCCGGCGAACCAACCGATGATCGCGAACGTCGCGTACGCCAAACGCATGGGCAACGGCTCGGTCGAGTCGGGCGACGGGTGGCGCTATCGCGGCCGTGGCCCGGGCCAGTTGACCGGCAAGGACAACTACGCACGGTGCGGCGCCGCGCTCGGCGTTGACCTGGTGCGCTTCCCGGATCAGGTCTCACTGCCGGAAGTGGGATGCCTGGCATTCGCCTGGTTCTGGACGAAGGGCAACCCGACCGGGCACGACCTGAGCCTGCTGGCCGATGCCGGCAAGATCGAGAGCGTAAGCCGGGCAGTCAACGGCGGCGCGCTGGGGCTGAGCGAGCGCCTGGCGCTCACCGAACGCGCCCTGCAGGTGCTCGCATAAGCAACCAGGGCTGGCCAACCGGCTGGCCCTCATCAAAACACTGAAAGGGATGATCTATGAGAAATGCACTTTTGGCTGTACGGGACTACTTCGCCGACCTGCGCGCGCATCCGCACAAGATCCTGCTCCTGCTTCTGCGCGTGATCCTCGCGCCGCTTGCTGTGCTGCTGCTCTTCGTCGGCTGGCTGCTGGGCCACCTGTGGGAGGGCTTCGGGATGCTGAGCCTGGTCGGCCTGTGGCTGCTCGGCGTCCAGATAGTAATCGGATGAGCGCGCTCGAATCGGGAGCATCGCTGCTGGGCCGGCTGTTCAACAGCGCGCGTGCGGCCCTGCTGCCCTGGTGGCTCAAGTGGGCCGCGCTGGCCGCGCTGCTGGCCGCAGTGTACGGCCTCGGCCGCCTGCAGGAAGCGCGCCACGGCGCCGATGCGATGGCCGAGTACATCGGCAAGCAGGGCGCGCAGACCGCCGTCATCGTCAAGCACCAGGTGCAGGTGGTGACTAAGGTCGAAACCCAGTACCGCGACCGCATCCAGAAAATCTACGTCCAAGGTGAACAGATTGAAAAACACATCCCCGAAATCATTACGCCTGATGTCGACCGCCGCCTGCCTCTGCCTGCTGGCTTCGTGCGCATCCTCGACGCTGCCTGGGCCGGTGCCCCTGTTGGACCCTCCGCCGATTCTGACCGAGAACCCGCCAGCGTTCCGCCCAGCGTCGTCGCCGCGAACGAAACCGACAACGCCACCAGCTGCCTCGTCTGGCGCGAAAGAGTCTTCGCCTGGCGCAAGTTTTACGCCGGGCAGCAAGTAGCGATCAACGGCAAGGCGGGGGAGTGGGCTGCGCGGATCGAGCTCGACTGACGCAAAAAAGCCGCCCAACAGGCGGCTTTCGGAGCATCCGATATTAGATGATCATCTAATATACAGTGCTGTGGATATATACAGATAGCACTGTAAGTCATTGATTCTATTGGTCGGGGCGAGAGGATTCGAACCTCCGACCCCCTGCACCCCATGCAGGTACGCTACCAGGCTGCGCTACGCCCCGACTGGGCAGGGATTATACCAGAGGCAGAAGAATA